AAAAAAGACCTATCCACAGATGAACTTTCTTTTTTAGGTTCGATTGGTGAAGCCTTTGAAAATGACTTTCAGGCTGACACCGTGGAGCGAACAAAAGAAATTGACAAAGTAGCCGATATGGTCGGGACTTTTGAGGGCGGAAAATCTGCTGCTGATATTATCCGTGCGTTGGCTCAAAAGGTCGATGATGTTGAAAAACGTGCAAAGCGTGGATTCTCAAACGAAGAAAAATACAAACTTCGTTCACTTTTGGAAGAAAAGAAAGACGAAATTCAACGGGCCCGTAAAGGTGGTGCGCCGTGGGAAATCGAATTTAAAGCCAAACGTGCTGCATCTGCATTGATGCAAATATCTACCATCCTGACCGGTGCAAGCGCAGTTAATACCGCCAACTTGTTTGATGATATGGAAGTGGCTGTTTTCCGTTATCCTGCTAATTTTATTATTGATGTTATCGGTGGTTCGCAGGTTTCAAAGGTTCCGCAAACCTGGCAATGGAAAGAAGAAACGACCGCCGGGGTTGGAGTTCCAACAGTTGTTTCCGAAGGTGCCGCTAAACCTTTAACCGACAAAAAATTTGTCTGGAAATACGCTACCCGCAAAAAATTTGCCGGCCGTGTTGAAATGACTGAAGAAGTTGAAATAGACTTTGAACAGTTGATTGTCGATGTTATTGCAATGTTCGAGCGCGATGTTATTATTGTTTGGCAGGATTCAGTCCTTACCGATATTCTGGCATGGGTTCCAACTTATACCAGTTCATCGTTGGACGGGACTATTGTCAATCCGACAGTTTACAGTTGTATTGGGGCTTTGAAACTTGCAGTACAGGTATTAAACTACGAACCTGATGTTGTGTTCTTAAATCCTGGCGATGCTGCTGAGGCTGTATATCTTCAGGATAACAATGGAAATCAGTTGTTTATTCCTTCTGACCTTCAATTTGGAGGTTTGCGCCCGATTATATCTAACAGAGTAACCGCCGGGACTTTGGTTGTTGGTGATTCAAAGTTGATTCAGGAAAAACACTCGAATTTCATCCTTCGTAAAGGTGTTTATGGTGACCAATTTATTGAAAACGAATCTACAATAGTAGGTGAAGTTTTCAGTATCTTAAAACTTTCAACTGAATATGCCAATGGCTGGGTTCAGGGTTCGATTGCCACTATTAAGGCTGCACTTCAAAAAGTAACAAACTAATCTGATGGCAAAGAAAATTGATACAAAGTCAGTGATAGGAATTGAGCCTGTTAAACCTTTGACTGGATTAGTAACCATAACGGCTACCGAAAATTCAAAGTATTTAAAAGGCGATTATACCGTATCGGCTGAATTGGCTCAAACATTAATTGCCAAAGGTGAAGCAAAATTAAAATAAAATGAAAAAAATAATTTTTCTTTTAGCGATTGTTCTTTTAGCGGTGCAAGGCATGGCTCAGGAAAGGACTGTAAATTTGACCATCCCGAACGAGGGGACTTATATCAACTATACCGGTGCAAGCGCTGATACTTTAATCGCAACCAATCAGGATACTCTTGATATTGTGGTTAGGTACAATGGCCCCGGTTATGTGCGAAAAGTAGCTGTTAAGAGCCGGTTTGATGTTATTGCCGGGGCTGATACTACTGTTAGCGTTTCAGTATTTGGAAAAGAGTTTTCCGATGATGCAACTTATGTTGAAATTATAGCCGCTGCCAATTCGAGCGCGGTTACTGCCAATAATGTAGTTCAAATATTAACGTCCGATTGGACTGAAGTTACCGCTACTTTTAATAGTACAGTTGCCGCACATACTATGCTGACTGACACAACCGGGCTGTCTGCATATCCAGCCGATAGTACAGTGGTACCGTCTCATGTTATTGCTAATGCAGCGCAAACGGTCACCCCGCCTGATAAATCTTACCGTTATTTTAGGGTAAGGTATATCATAAACGGTGATGACAACGTAGGAACGGGAATACTTTTGGATGACTTTGAATTTAAAGTCTATACAGATTAAGAAACCAAAATGTCTTTTATTGACAGTACATATCTGAATGGTGAAATCGCTTATCCGAATCTGTCGGATAATGCCACAATGTTAGCGGCTGCGATAACTCAGTACGAAAAAGAAATTTTGATTTCGGCTCTGGGGTATAAGTTGTATTCGCTGTTGATTGCTGATTGTTCTAATTTTGTTCCGGCTACACAAAAATACAAAGATTTAGTTGATGGAAAAGAATTTCAACATGAGAGCATAACTGGCGATACGATAACGCTAAAATGGGAAGGATTAAAAAACACGCAAAAGCAATCTTTGATAGCATATTATGTCTATTATAAATTATTGGAGCGTGAAACAATTCATCTTAGCGACGTTGGCACATTGGTATTAAAGTCAGAAGGCGGTGAGCGGGTTTCTCCATACGATAAAATGATTATGGCATGGGATAGACTGAGGGAATTATATGGAATTTTTCCGGCTCAGTCGTATTCTATTTATGGGAATGCGGCGCAAAAAGGAGAAGATTTTAGTATTTTCAACGATGATCCAAGCCTTTTTAATTTTATGTACGCAAATAAAGACAACTATCCAGATTGGCGGTTTAAGCCACTTTGGATTAAATACTAAAACATGGCGGCAATTAATTTTGAATATTTTCCAGATGTTTTTGATAACATCGTTGACAATGTAAGGCGGGATTATTCCGGCACTGTTTTATTGCCAACCGGGACTACTCCCTACTTTCAATTTGGAACTTATTTAGAATTAATTGCCGCTATGACTATTGCAGACAAAAACCAAAGCGGCAAATATCCGTTGGTTTGGTTGGTTTGGGACTCCGAAGAAAATAAACAGAATTGGGTTCATTCTCAATTATACAAGATAGACATTCGTGTTTTCATCGTATGCAAAAGAGGTCAAGACCTGACCCCTGAATACGTTAAAGAAAATTTTATGAAGCCTGTTTTGTATCCGATTTGGAACCTGTTGCGAGACGAAATTTTCTATCACGAAAATATTGAATCGACAATCATTAACCAGCACGTCTTGAGGGAACACACTTTTTGGGGACAGGAATACCAGTCCAAAATTTTCGATACTTTGTCTGCTTTAGAAATAAAGTATAATCAGTTGAATGTAATGAAAACTTGGTAAAAAAATTATAAAAAAAATGGAAACAGGAAGAACTGTTAATTGGGGTGGTCAAGGTGGAAACTTTGCGCTACTCGAACCGATTGCCGGGGTTTTGCTCTTAGACAAAGACCACACGGCTTTAACCAAAGCGGCTGCAAAAACACTTGCAGGGTTACGGACACTTGTAGCTCCGGCAACATTAGCGGCTGTTTGCGGCTCTATTTTAGACGGCTCTAAAAATGGTGTTGAACCAGGAGGCGGAGAAAATGAAATCACAGCATCAAATTTAGGGTTATCCGTTAGGACAAACTCAGGATTGCCGATGTTGACGTTTTATGCAACGATGACATATAATGACTATGTCAACTATTTTTCAATGGAAGGTAAAACAATGAAGTTTGGTTTAATCGACATGAAAAAAGGATTATGGCAGACGAACAAAAGCGATGCAAACTTCACCGGATTCAGGGGACATTTTGAGTTAAATCACGGGTTGCCGAAAGTTGGTGCCGATAAGGCGAAATCGTATCCGTTCTACATTTACTTTGATGACCCGTCGGAGTGGGGCGAAAATTGCGAACACATTGCAACCGATTATTCATTTGTTGAAGCAGTCCAGGACGTAAATCCGATTGGTATTGATATTGTGGTAAAAACTCCGATAACGAATACAACCGGGCTTGTAGTAATTAAGGCTACTTTGAGAAATTCAGGGACACCTTATGCCGGGTTAACGACTACGAGCGAATGGAATTTAAAATCCGTGTCCGATGCCGGGACTACTCTTGCAGTGAATAGTTTTGCAAATGCCGCAATCGGTGAATACACACTGGCGATTTTGTCAGGGGTTCCTGGCAATATTTCCGGCGACGTTGTTATTCAGGGTTACAAGATAACCTCAAGTGTGATTTCACACCTCAGCAATGCCTTAACCGTCAGAAAATATACAGCATAATGGAAATCGGGACAATGTCATTGCCTGAAAGTTTAGGCAAAAAACCTTTTCCGTGGTTTCAAAAATACTACGAACTTACGATTGAGGGCAAAGTAACTGAAACGGCGGAGGAAGTTTACGAGATGTTGGGCGGAAAATTGCCGAAAAAGGCTAAAGCGGAGCCTTCAAAATAATAAAAAGGAGGTTTGAGCCTCCTTTTTTTATACAAGAAAATGAGTAAATTGCGGGAAATAAATGAAAAAATGAATGCCTTTATGTCGAATTTGGGCAATAATATTGACGATGCAATTTTATCAGTTGATTGGCAGTTAATTAATTTAGTCCGAGACAACATAAAGAACGAACAGAAAAACTCATTTGACAAACCGATTATTCCTGTTTATTCGCCTTATTGGAGAAAAGAAAAAGGGTTGGTTAATCCGAATTTATTTTTAACCGGGGCGTGGCAATCAAAATTTATTTTAAATGTTCGTTTTCCGCAATATGAAATTCATTCGACTGACTGGAAAAATTCAAAATTGATGGAAAAATACGGGAGTAACGAACCATTAACCGCCGTCGCTCCGTCTCATAAACAAGCGGCTTATTCGATAACAAACTGGGCGATCGGTCAAAGTTTGAGGGCAAAAGTTTTGAAATGAAAAAACCGGGAATCAAAATCCCCGGTTTCCAACCAAAAACTAAACCAAAATATGAAAAAATCTTTACACGGATTAAAGGTACAAAAAAAATGATAAAAACAATAGATAGGATAAAATTAAGTGACATTGACAGGATGGAAAGGCATGGAAAAATTAGCCAGTTTAAAACGTGGTTTAATTTCCTTCCTGCATTTTTGTTCGCTCCGAAAATTGCCTGGCTACTCGAGACTGAATTTTATTCTATCATTAACAAAGGTCAATCGGGACATTTTGCCGATGCTATCGAATTGGCAGAGGTTGAATATTTGGTAAAGCTAAAAATTGAGGTTGGCGAACTTTACGCAACTGAAATTTTATTCTCGTTTTTGCTCGGTGATTTAAATGAATTACTTTTTCTCCGGTCCCGAATAAAAAGCCGTCGGCTCAGAAAAATAGTCAGCAAACCGGATGAGTTGAAATATGCGTGTGATAAAGCAAAGTCACTAACAGGGATGAGTATTCAAACTTTAAACGACGTGGTTAATTTTAAAGACTACGTTCAAATGAAGGTTGACCGGCTGAATGATTTTACAAGTAAAAGAAAATCAGAACAGCAAAGCGATGAACAGGGCAAACACACACATATTTTGACTTATGTAAGGAAGGTCTTGAATTTTATTGAAGAAACTGGACACGACGCAAACAAGATGTTTTTGTCTGATTTTCTCGATTACAACGCAATGGCAATAGAAAAATCAGAAAGTATTAAGAAACTTCAACAACAAAAAGAAAGGTAACGATGGCATACGACATTGAAGGCATAGTAAACCCGGCGGAGATTGTAACGCTAAAATCTTTGAATACCGAAATAAACGAGTCAACGACTGCATTAATCAAATTTCTCGAATTACAGGCAAAGTATAAAACCTCTGTTGATAATGTGGCTGGCTCTAACACGAACGCAACCCAGAAAATTAATGAGTATTCGAAAATCATTAACAAGGCTTCCGACGAACAGAACAAACTTACTACCCTCGCAAAAGAACATCAAAAAATTCAGCAGCAACTTGTCATAACAGAAGCCAAATTATTTGCTTCTAAATCAGAAGCTAATAAACAACTTATTGAAAATAGGGCAGAACTTCAAAAACAAAATCAAGCAATAAAAGACAACATAAAAGCTAATGAGGCAAGTGAAGGATCATTAGTCAGAATGCGATTAAAATTAAAAGACTTAACCGATGCTTATGACAAGTCAGGAGTCAGAACAAAAGCAGCCGCAAAAGAGATAGATTCATTAAGCCGTGAAATCGGCAAGGCAGAGGCAGCCACTAACCGACATCAAAGAGGGGTTGGCGGGTATGCTGACCAATTAGGGCAACTGCCAGGATTTTTAGGCAGGGCAGCAAGTGGAGCCGCCGGTTTAGGCAAACAGCTTTGGGCTTTGGTTGCTAATCCGATTGTGGCAATAGTCGCCGCATTAGTTGTTGGGTTAGGATTATTATTTAAAGCCTTTAAATCAACCGATGATGGAGCAACAACATTTGCGGGTGTTCTAAAAGCGATAGGAAATGTTATTAATGTTTTAATGGATAGGTTGGTTTCATTTGGTAAACTACTTTGGGATATTGCAACATTTGATTTTAAAGGCATAAAAGAAAATGCAGTTGACACCTTTGGAGGTATAACAAAAGCAATCGGAGAAGCAGCAACAGCCGGGATGAATTATGCAAAAGTTTTAGATTCTATTGAAGATAGAGAAGCTGCATCGGCAGTAAGGGCTGCAAAATTAAGAAAGGAAATACAAGAGTTGACAGTTGCTTCAACAAATGAGGCTTTGGGTTCAAAAGAACAAATCAGATTGAAAGAATTGGCAATGCAAAAGGCTATTGAATTAAATAGTATTGAAAAAGGATTTTTAACTGAAAAAACAAAAAATGAAGCTGACAATTTAGCATCCATGATTGAGGGCGACAACTTAACAATCAAATCGAAACAAGAACTTTTAAATAAATGGCTACTCATTGACGATACTATGCTGGAATCGGCAATGGAAAACGATAAGGAATTCGCTAATTTTTATAATAAAAATGCAACAGCATTTCAGGCTTTGCAAAAAATGAAAGCCGATGAAATTGATAAAGAAACAGAATTGGTAACCGAAACAAGAAGATTACAAAAGGGATTATTTACAGAAAAAGAACAATTAAGGAAAGACGAAGAATCTAAAATAAAAGAATCTAATGAAAAAAAGAAAGAACAATCTAAACTTGAAATCGAATTAGGAAAACAAGTAACTGAATCGACAAAAAAACAAATTGCCGAAGATGAGAAATTAATAGAGGAAGATTTTAAGAATTTTTTAGCCATTTCCGATGCTGAAATGGAACAGGTGAATAAAGATTTTGAGGAAAAGAAACAGATCGGAGAATTGGAAGTACAGGCTGCTATCCGTGACCGGCAAAGGCAATATGAAGCCGAAAAGATGTTAATTGAATCAACGGCTGGCAATGAGACAGAAGCAAGACGGCAAATTTTTGATTTGAATAAAAAATACATAGCTGATGACATCGCTTTGGTTCGTGACCAAATGAATATAGCGGGGCTAAGTGCAGAACAGCAAATCGAATTATCAAACCAGCTTAAAGATTTAGAACTCGAAAATCAACAGTTAGTCGCTGATAATGATAAAAAGCTGCATGATGAAAAGCTGGCGCGGCAAAAAGAGTTAGTCGATGGATTGATTCAATTAGGTTCAAAAATATTTGAATTTTCCATTGCCAATACAAACGCTGAATTATCCGCTTTGGAGGAAAAAAACAAAAAAGGCATAATTTCAGAGGAAGAATTTAACAAGAAAAAAGCCGAACTTGAAATCAAAAAAGCGAAACAGGAACGTACAAAAGCACTTTTTGAAATAGCAGTAAATACGGCTACTTCAATAATAAAGACTCTTAGCCAGTTTGGAATTCCTGCTGCACTTCCTTTTATGGCTATTGCTGCTGCTTTAGGTGGTATTCAGGCAGGTATTGTTTTAAAAGAACCTCTGCCAAAATATTGGACTGGTACTAAAAACGCAAAAGAAGTTGGTATTGTCGGGGATCGCGGGCGCGAACTTGCAACCCTCACAACCGGCGAAAATGTAATGTTTGACAAGCCTACGTTGTACGCCGGGAAGAAATTTAAAGGGATGCACGTCCGAACGAATGCCGAAACCGAACGGATAATGTCAGCAACCGAACATACAGGGTTCGGGGCTGTTTCATTTTCAGATTCAAAACTTTTGGAAAAGTTGGATAGCGTTGAAAGGGCAATAAAAAATAAAAAAGAATGGATCGTAGATGACGAATACAAGGTTATTGGCTATCAACAATCAAATCAGCGAAATATTTATCTTAACAGACTAAAATACGGTAAATGACATTTCCAAATAACATAAA